CTAGACTTTGCCGATATCGGTCTTGAGGCCCTGCCGCAGGAAGATGATGGCTAGAGCCTCAAGCACGAGACTGCCGGCCGATCCGCCTTCGAGCGAAGGAACTTCGAGACCCATAATCTGCGCGATGCCCGCCAACAGCATCAACGCAGCGACGATATAGGTTTTGTAGCCTGAAAGTGCATCCATCGTCTTTTCTCCTTTAGTGATTGTGATCGGCCGGACCGCCTTGAGCGCAGCGGCACGCACCGCGACGACCCGTCTGGTCCAGCCGCGCCCGAAAGTCGGAAAGGTCGCAAGAGTGCGCAGGAAGCTGAGCCGTCCGTCGCAAAGAGCATTGATCGTGCGCGTGCCATCGGCCCGCTGCGCAGCCGCAAGGGTCACCGGACCGACGACCCCGTCGGCGGCGACACCCAACACCGCCTGCAAAGCCTTTATGGCCCGGTCGGGTCCGGAATTGACCGCATAGTCGAAGACCGCGAGATCGATGCCAGTGGGCAGGCGGTCGGCCCCGGACGTTTCCCAGTAGAGCGCCCGATAAATGCGCCCAGCCTCAGCCCGGCCCAGCTTTCGGACCTCCTCCTTGGGCAGCGCCGTCCAGGGCGAGACCTGCCGCCATCGCGCCAGCGTCTTGCGAGTGATCCCCATATTGGTGGCGCCGCCCGGATCGGTCGGATGATCCGAGTAGCCGCCCTCGTGCTTCAACACCTCGGTGAGACACGTCTCGAACCGGTCAGCCATTGAATCTTCCCCTTCCCCGATGTCCCGCGCCGAGCACGGGACTGACCTGCGCTACGGCAAATTCGAACGCCACCGCCGGTCCAGCGAAGTCCGCGAGCTGCTCTGCAACCAGATAGCTGGCGACGTTCTCCGCCGTCGTGATCGTTCGTTTGAGCGTCACACCGTCATAAATCTCGACCCGCCAGCTTTCCGGTCCGAACTCCTGGCCCGGTTCGGCCACGCCCCAGCCATCGCCATCGGCACGGCTGCGGCGCATCCAGCGCAACAGCACCGACCCATCCGCCTGCCGCTCCGCCGCAAGGTGAACCGGCGCCAGTGGCAGGGCCGGCCCGGGATCGAGGTCGACGACCAATGTTCGCCCAGCCATGTCGGCAGCACCGGCAAACACCCGGAGCGTGCGGCTTTCTCCGATGCGGTGCGCCTCGACCGGCAGGCTTACCGTCCCGGCGCCCAGCACCATGACACGCCGCCCGCCCGAAACTGCCGCAGTTTGCGAGCCTTGCAGCCCCCGCAGCAAACGCGTCAGCCGGTAGCGGCCGGCGCTGATCAGCTCTGCCTCCGCAAAGCCGATCACTTCCCAACCGCCGCCATCGGTTTCCACGGCCAGCCAATTGCTCCCGGCTAGCGCCGCAGCCTCGGTTACATCGGCCAGATGCCCCGAGCGCAACTCGATCTCGAGCACCGAACCAAGGTCCCAAACCGCCTGGGGTCCCGCCCCAATGCCCGTGACCACCGTGCCGATCGCCGCCGGGCGCACCAATCCTGCCAGCGTCGCGCCGGTCACCTCATCGGTCACCCGCACAGATCCCGGCCACGGCTTGGCGAAAGCACCCAGCACCAGCCGTGTCCTGTTCGGATCATCAGGCAGCGGCGGCAGATGTGCTGCCACCACGATCGGCACCACTGCCGGCATCGGCACCCCGCCGCCACCGCGCGGCCGATCCACTCCGGTCGCCACCGCATCTCCCCGCGCCACCGCCGTCGCCGACACCCGCCGCACCGCTCCGTCCCGGATTTCCGTAACTTCGAACGGCCCCTCGGCCAGTTCCGGCAAAGCAATCCGGTCACCCAGTTCGAGCGCCACCCTGTTCGGTGGCAGCGCCAGTTCGACGCGATCGCCAGCCACCCCCTTTGCGTCCAGCAAGCGCTCGGCGGCCAATCGTGCACCCGCTCCGTCCAGCACCATCGGCAGGCTCTGGCTTTGCAGCGGCCCATTGCCCGGTCGCAAGGCGGTTGCCGTCGCCGTTAGGTAATCGCGTTCGCGATCGAAATAGCCCAGCCCTAGCCGCCCGGCCTTTTCCGCCCCATCACCCCGGCGACGCGTCACAACCGGTGCATCCACCTCCGCCAGGAGGTCATGCTCCAGCGTCACCACCACACCGCGCAATAGGCCGACCAGGCCCCCGTCCCGTGCCATCAGCTTCTGACCGGTGATCTCCAGCACTGGTTCGATCGCCTCGCGCGCCGTCCCCGGCCCGCCCACCAGCACGCCGCCGATCAGCGGCGCTGCCGGCGCCGCCTTGACCGCGATGCCATGATCGGCCGCGATCGCCCCGATCAGTTCGTCGCTCGCGGCGCCACCCAGCCGCCCGGTCAGCCAATGCCCGGTGCGATGGTTCGGCCCATCCGACCAGATCTCGTCGAGCGCCGGAAAGCTTGGAAATGGCCGCGCGTCCCAGGTCCAGAGGTAGACGCGGTCGGTATCGACCATCCCCGCCGGATTGTTCGCCGGATCGCGCCAGAACTGCTGATGCGCCCGCAGAAACTGCCGCTGCATCAAGGCATCCGGCATGCCGCTCGAAAAATACGGCCGCCCGCCTTCGGCGCTCTTGCCGTCACCGAAGATGTTGGGCTGGTTCGCCCCCTTGTTGACCGCCCCACAGCCCAATTCTGTCAGCCAGATCGGTTTCGACCCCGGCACCCATGCCGTCGGCGTCGCGCTCCGCACCCCACCCGGACGGTCAAAATGCTGCTGGCTCCAGAAGGCGCGGATATCCTTGTAGCGCCACACCCAGGGCTCGCCATAGGCCCCATCAGTAATCGGCGTCCTCGCCTGCGCGCGCCGATCCGCATCGCTGGCATAAAACCAGTCGAAGCCCTCGCCTCCCGCGACATTGCCCTGGAGATATTCGAGCGCATAGCCGGTCTCGGCCAAAGCCGCATCGAGGTGACCCTCGCCATCGCGCCAGTCGCTGAGCGGCATGTAGCAGTCGATCCCCACCGCATCGATGGGCGGTGAGGCCCAGAGCGGATCGAGGTGAAAGAACTTATCCCCTGCGGCCTGATAGCCGGAATACTCGCTCCAATCCGCCGCATAGCTGAGCTTTACGCCCGGCCCGACCACCGCGCGCACATCGCCTGCCAGCGCCACCAGAGCATCGACAAACGGGAACGTATTTCCCGCCCCGCGCACAGTGGTCAGCCCCCGCATCTCCGACCCGATCAGCAGCGCATCCGCCCCTGCCGCCGCCGCGATCGATGCATAGTGCAGCACCATTGCCCGGTAACCCGGCACGAAAGCCGCAACATCAGCCTCCGAAGCACCCGTGATCCGCCCGCGCCACGGGTATGCTGCCTGCTCCTCCCCGCCATAGGGGTCCGGCAGGCCATTCCCCGCCGGCACATCCATCATCAACAGCGGATAAAGCGTGACCTTGACGCCCCGCGCCCGCAAGTCGGCAATCGCCGCCAAGACCGTGGCATCCGAAGGCGTGCCGCCATAAGCCGGCCCGCCATTATGCGTCGACACCACCGGCACATCGCCGCGCCCCAGGCCCGCGACGCTCCAGCTCACGCCCTCGATCTCACGCCCCGCCGCCTCCACCCGTGGGCTCACCTCGCAGTGCGCGCATCTCAGATCATCGCCGAACCAGCTCACCACCAGTGCCACATGCTCGAGGTTGGGGCACAGCGCCATTAGCTCGTCGATGGACCAGCTCCAGTTGCTGACGCCGGGCAGGAGATGGGCGTTCTCGCTCACCCCCTCGCCCTCGCCCAGCACCCGCACGCGCGGCACCGGGTCATAGCCGAACTCGGTCGCCCCTGGGATCACCGTCACGGCGCGAATGGAGGGTTCGAGGTCGCCCACCACTCGGCAAAGCTCCACCGAAAGCTGCGGAATGCGATTGCCGAAGCGGCTCAGCGGCAGGTTCTCGACAACGAGATAACATAGACCCCGATAGGCCGGGGCATTGCCCACCCCCTGCACCGCCTCTATCAAACTGTCCGGCAGTTGCCCTTCGTCGCCATGATAGAACCGCAGGTTGAGCCCGCGCGTGTCGAGCAGCTGCCCGTCCGCCCAGATCCGCCCGAGCCGCGCCACCCGCCCTTCGCAGAAGCCGACGGCAAAGCTTGCCAGCACCTCTTCCTGGTTCTCGGGCTCGGGCTGCATAAACCCCTTCGAGCCCGCCGTTTCGGTCACCTGGTGCAAGAGCTCGCGAGCCCAGATGATATTGCCCGAAAGCCGCCCCCAGCCATAAAGCCGCGGGATCGCCGCTCCCTCCGTGGACCCGCCCAGGCGCACGTCGAACATCGGCGCCTCGCCCGCCTGGCGCTTGTCGCCGAACAGCATGCCGTCGACCGCCGACCCCGCCAGCGCCCCCAGCGCCCGACCAATGGTTGCCCCGATCGGCCCGCCAAACACGCCGCCAACAAACTGCCCGGCAACCGAAAGTGCCAGAGTTGCCATGTCTAATTCCTATCTTGGTAAGCGCATCGGACTGCTCCCCTCCCCTTGAGGGGAGGGGTTGGGGGTGGGGGTCCATCAGCTGGCCACCCAACCACCCCCACCCTCAGTCCCTCCCCTCAAGGGGGAGGGAAGCCGAGCCTCAGATGTTCGGAAACTCAAACCGTCCGCTCACACGCCGCGCCCAGCCCTCGGTCAGGTTCGCCTCCACCACGCCCAGATGCTCCTGCGCATGGATGAACCGGGTGGCCGAAACCATGATGCCGCAATGCCGCGCCTCGCTCATGCCACCGAGCCGGAACAACACCACTTGCCCCGCCCCCCCACCGGCCCCTCGACGGGGAGCAGAAACCGCCCGGCCGCCGCCCGAAGCGCCCCATCCGCCTCGCCGCGCCAGTCCGCTCGATAGGCCGGCACCGCCACCGGTTCCGCGCCATAAAGCTGGCGCCAAACCCCGCGCAGCAGCCCCAGGCAGTCGCACCCTGCCCCCAGCGTCGACGCCCGATGCCGATAGGGAGTGCCCAGCCATTCTTGTGCCGCCGCCACCACAAGATCCGCTTTCACGGCACCACCGCCCGTCCATCCATGGCATCGCCGCTGCGCGGATGGCGCAGCACGTAGTCGCTGCCCGGCACATGCGGAAAGCCGCGAAAGTTGACGCCATTGCCGAACCGCGCCTTGCAGGTCGCAAAGCGCCGGTCGCAGCCCACCGTCACCTCGAGCACATCGCCCGACTCCACCCACTCGCCGACCTTGGCGGCAAAGCCCAGCACATCGCCTTCCGGCTGCCGTCGATGCGTCAGCACCGGATCGGCCAGGCCCTCGCGCCTGCCCGCACCCCAGTGCCCCACGCCAAACGCAAACCAGCCCTCGTCGAACCCGCCCAGGCCCGCCACCAGCACCTGAAACGGATCGATCACCGCCAAAACAGTCGCCGTGCCCCGATGCGCCGGCAACGTCAGGTCGATGCCGCAGCGTGCGTCCCCGACCACCGCATCGCAGAGCCCCTGATAAAGCCGGCCCCGCACCGCGTTCAGCGCCTGCTGCGGCGATCGGAGCTCGGCCCGAAACACCCCATCCTCGCGCACGATCTCGCCGATCGTATCGACCCGAAGGCGCAGTCGCTGCTCCGGCGCCGCCCAGTTCACCAGCCAGGTTTCCACCTGCGCGCCGTCATAACGACCGAGCAAAATATCGTCCTCGGCGATTGCCGCGCTGGCTAGCACGCCCAGCACCTCGCCCGTCTCGACCTGTGCCCCCAGGCGCGCCGGCACCTCGCCGCCATCGAACCCATGCATCGGCGCGCAGCGCGTTCCTCGACCACCAGCGCCCGATCATGATCGGTAAAACCCAGGACCACGCCATCGCTGCGCAATACGCGCCAGCAATGCGCCGTCGTCGTCTCGCCCTGCGCCAGGTGCGCGGCAAAACCGTCCGCCACTGCCCTCATGGCAAAATCTCCACCAGCGGTATGCTCGGCGCCTCGGCTCCATCGAAACTCGTCAGCTCGATGTCCAACCGGTCGGTATCGAAGCGCACCGGCACATCGAACAAGAACCCCGCCGTCACCGCCGCGCCACTGGCCGGCGCCACCGCAAAGCCGACGATCCCGGTGGTCACATCCACCGTCCAGCCACTTAACTCGACGCCCCCGACCGCCACCCGCACGCTGCCCGCCACCGGCTTGGCGATGGTCCGCAGATAGGGGTCGAACGCCGCCCCATAGCGCTTGCTCAACTGAAACTGCGTGCGCACCCCGTCGCCGGTCCCGATCAGCTGGTCGGTCGGCAGCGGCACCGCTCCACCCGAAGAATGATCCAGCCCGTCGCGCCACAAAAACCCATGCAGCCGCCCGCGCCTTTCCTCGAAAAAGGCCAGCACCGCCTGCATATCGGCCCGCGATTTCACCCCATAGCCGGCATTGTAGCGCCGCCGCGAATGGTGCCACCGCCCATTGCGCCGCTCGCCACCGCCCGCCAGCTGCACGACATCGGTCTTCCGCTCCGGCCCACCCCGCGCCCCAAGCGCGATGTCGAGCGGAAACCTCGTATGATGAAAGGTCATCTCTTTTTCTCTCAGTATGGCACTACAGCGCGTGGAGCTTCAGGTCAGGCCGAGCCGAAAGGGGTGGATTTCGAGAACCGGAGCGCAGCGTACGTTTGGGTACGTGAGCACCGGAAGCGGAGAAATCTACCGCTTGCAGGCCGGCATCACCTGAAGATCAAGCGCTGCGAGAACCCCGCCGGACGGCCCGCAGGAGCATCGCGCTCACTTCTGCCTCGCTCTGGGTGAAGCTCCGCGCATCGCTCGCCGTCACATTGAACGTCACGTTCACCGCGCCACCGCCACCCGCGACCCCCAGCCGTCCATCGGCCCCACGCTGCAGCGGCATGATCGCTTCCGGTCCCGCCTCGCCCGCCAGCCCCATGCCCTTGCCCAGCGGAAAGTAACTGGGGCTCGCGATCACCCCGCCCTTGGCAAAGGCCGTAACCCCGCCGAGCGCCGGATTGGTCGCGGTAAAAGGTTCTCCACCAGCCCGCCGACCAGCGTGCCCAGTGGCTTGAACGCCGCCTTGAGCGCGATATCGGCAAAGGCGCCGGCAATATCGCCCAGCACCGATCGGAACGACTTGCCATCGGTCACCGCGCCGCGAAATGCCCGGCTCACCGAGCGCGCAACCCCGTCCGCCAGGTCACCGATGCGGCCCAGTTCCACCGAAACGTCGCTCAGCTCGTCGCGGAAGCTCTCGCCAAAAAGATCAGTGGCCATCGGGAAAACGCTCCATCAGTTCCTCGAGCCCCGGCCGATCCAGAGGCCCAGCCCGCTCGCCCATCACCGCGCCCCAGGCGCACGCCAGCTCGCGCGGCGTCATGCGCCAGAACTGGTCCGGCGGAAGCCGCAAGACGCCGAGGCCAAATCCCATCGCGTTCTTCCAGGGAAAGGGCTTCATTCCCCATCCCCAAAGGTTGCCTTGAGCAGCCGCACCGCAATCTCCGCCGCCCCGCGCAGTCCGCCCTCGATGGTCAGCCGCGCCAGATCGTCATCGGTGATGCCATTGCCACCGCCCCGCAGCCCCGCCCCCAGGATCGCCGTCAGATCCCGCGCCGAAATCCTGCCCGCCGAAAACCGCTCCGCCAGCCCGGCGAGGTCACCAGCGCCCAGCCGCGCCTCCAACTCGGCCAAAGCCCCAAGCGTCAGACAAAGCGTCACCCGCTCGCCGCCGATCTCGGCCGCGATCTCGCCTCGATGTATGTTCGTCATTCTTTTCCTCGCGCCGCACTATCGGCCCTTTTGCACCCCTCCCCCCCTGAGGGGAGGGGTTGGGGGTGGGGGTCCATCAATGGACCACAAAACCACCCCCACCCTCGTTCCCTCCCCTCAAGGGGGAAGGAGGCGACAGACCAACCGTCAGGCCAGCCTAAACCGCCACAAACGTCACTTCCCCAGCGCTTTCCAGCGCCAGGTCGAACGTCACTTCGCCCGCATGATCGGCGGAAAATTCCAGCGCCACGATCTGAAACGGTCCCGCCACGGTCCCAAAATCTGGCAGGATCAGCTGCCAGTTGCGGATCGTCCCGGCAAAGAACAGCGCCCTGATTGCCGCGTCCGAAGCGCCGTCCTTGAACACGCCCGACCCCGAGACCGAAGCGCGCTTGACCCCGCCGCCCGCCAGCAATTCCCGCCAGCGCCCGGCACTTTCCTGGTCGGTCGTATCGACGCTCGCCGCATTGAAACTGATGCTGCGCGTACGCAGCCCCGCCACCGTCAAAAAGCTCCCCGACCCCGTCTGGTCGAGCTTCAAAAGCATATCCTTGCCGCTCTGCGCCGCCATTTTGATCTCCTTTGAGAAAGACCCCCACCCGACCTCCCCTTCAGGAGGGGGAGGAGTTGCTTCGGTGCTTGCCGCGCACTCGCCGCAAACTCGATCGGACTCCTCCCCTTCTGCAGGGGGAGGCGGGGTGGGGGTGGCCCCGGCCCCGGCCCCTACTCCGTCAAAAACCGCAGCATCACCGCCGCCTTCGCCTGCCCGGTTTTGCCGTCGATCACCGTCTCGGTCCGCATATGCTCGGCATGGGTGACCACGAGCCCTGCCGGGCTCGCCTCCAACCCCGCCGCCACCACGCGCGCGACCATCTCCAGCGCCAGTTTCCGGCTCGGCTGGTCGCTCCAGCAATGGATCAGCACGCGATGCTCCTGACCCTTGGCCTCGTCGCCATCGGTCTGCCGCATGTCGTGCCGATCGATCACCAGATATGGCGCCGGACGGCCACGCGGCGGCGCGTCGAACACGCCACCCGCCCCAATCAGTGCCGTCAGTGCCGCATCGCCCTCCAGCGCCTCGACCAGCGCCGCCTGCAGACTTGCAATCGGGTGCATGACCTACCCCGTAAAGCTGGTTTCGCTGCAGGCGCAGCTCAGATATGCCCGCCGCCCATTAAGGTCGGCTGCGCTCACCACATCGAGGTTGCGCCCGCGATAAACGATGCGGTCGCCGGCCGAAATATCGCTGCGAAAGCGCATCACCACGCTGTGCGACACCGCCACCGCCTGCCCGTCGGCATTGGTGCCCTGCCGCCCAGCTAGGCTGCGCACGCGCGCCCAAACTGAATTCAGCGGAACATAAATGCGCCGGTGCCCGCCGCCGCCATCGCCCAGGCTTTCGCGGCGTTTGAGCTGCACCCGATCGGTCAGCGTGCCGATCGGCGGCACCTTGTCCCCGCTCATAGCCGCACCCGCTTGTGCCGGCTGACGAGGCGGTCGAAACCGCTCGGCACCACCGCGCCGGACCCGGCAATGATCACCGCATCGCGGTGCTCGTGCCAATGCGCCACCAGCGCCAGCACGGCCTGGCGCAGATCGGCCGGCACTTCATGCGGCGCCGTCGCCAGACCCGCGACATAGTCGATCTCGATGCCACCCCTCTCCTGCAGAAGCGGCATGCCGACAACCACGCGGGGTACCAGCAAGCGGTCCCGTTCCGAGCCGAACTGGCCAAGCGCGATATCGTGGCTGCCGCCATTGTCATCGGTCGCCGTGATCGCCGTCACCGATTGCAGCGGCGCCACCGGCAGCTTGACCACGCCATTGGCCGGCCAATCGTCCAATACCACGCGCCAGGTCTGCGGCATCATTGCCTGCCCCGTCACGCCTTCCACATGCAGCCGCGCCGCGCCGATCAGCGTGGTGATCAGGCCATCCTCGGCCGCATCATCGACCTTCAAGAACAGCTTCGCCTCTGCAAGCGAAACCGGCTCCGCAGCGGGCCCCGCCAGGAGATAGGACGTCATGTTTTTTGATCCTTGGATTGTTATGCGCGGGCAGTGCAGTCGTCTCCCTCCCCTTGTGGGAAGGGATCAAGGGTGGGGGTGTCGTAAGAGCAGCGAACTCAGTGCCTGCAGAACTGCCGGCACCCCCACCCCAACCACTCCCCACAAGGGGGAGGGGCTTACGAGAGCTCAGCTCACGCCGAACTTGAGGAGCTTGATCGCGTCGTAGTCCGCGATGCCGCCACCCACGCGCTTGGTCGTGTAGAACAGCACATACGGCTTGCTGGAGAACGGATCGCGCAAGACGCTCACGCCCTGGCGATCCACGATCAGATAACCCCGCTTGAAGTCACCGAAGGCCACCGAGAACGAATTGGCCGCGATGTTGGGCATGTCCTCGGCCTCGACCAGCGGAAAGCCCATGAAGCTGGCCTTGCCATCGGCCGCCGCTGCCGGCTGCCAAAGATAGTTGCCGTCCGCATCCTTGAGCTTGCGCAGCGCGCCTTGCGTCTTGCGATTCATCACCCAGCTGGCATTCTGGCGATAGCCGGCCTTGAGCGCATAAACGAGGTCGATCAGGATGTCGGAAGCGTTGCTCGTCGGCAGCGCGCCGGACTGGCCGGTGGCCAGATACCCCAGCTTGCCCCAGGCCCAGCTGGCCTCCGCCACCGTTTCGGCATGAAGGAAGCCCTCGGGCTTGTTGACCCCGTCGCCGGAGACGAAAGCCGTGGTTTCCTGCGCCGCAAAGGCTGCATTGACCTCGTCGGCAATCCACTGCCCCACGTCCACCGCGGCGTCGTCGAGAAACGCCGTGGTCGCCGCCGGCATGGCATAAAGTTCGGTGGTCGGGTAGCTCAGCTCCGCCAGCGTCGGCGAACTGGTTGTGGGACGGCTCGCCGTCTCCCCCACCCAGCCGGTCTGCGGACCCGAGACGGTGATCGGACGCTTATAGACCGCGCCCGACACCTGTCGCACGCCAGCAATGGCGCGGATCGGCGACAGATGCGTCATCAGCCGCGTGATCTCGCCCTCGACCTCGGCCGGCACGACGTAACCGCCATCGGCCGCGACGCCAGTCTGCAGCGCCTTTTCCTCACCGCGCTTCACATAAGAAGAGAACGCTTCCTTATATTCGCCATCCGGCAGGCCCACGCCCTTGCCCTCGATTGCCGGGCGGCCCCGCTCGGCCTGCGCGCGGTCCAGCGCCGCCTTGTGCCCGTCGAGCACGCGGTTTAGCCGGTCGAGCTTGCCTTCCAGCAGGCCATCGGCGGTGCCGCGCTTTTCGATCTCGCCCAGGCGCTGGTCGTTGGTGCGCTTGAATTCCTCGAACGCGGTCGAAAATTCGCTGAACAGCTGGGCAATATCGCCCCCTGCGCCGGCCTTGATTTCAAGGCCGTCGTCGATCCGATCCATCATCGGTTTCCCCTATCGGTTGCGGATTTGTCGTGTGGCGGCGGCAATCGCCGCGCCGGCCGTGAGGGGGCGGCGATGCGCGCGTCCTCCATCATCGGAAAGGTCACGATCGACACTTCGTAAAGGTCGATCTCATGAAGCAGGCGATGGCCTGTCCCCGGCTCGCGGCTGGCCTTGACCGTGCGAAAGCCGATCGAAAGCCCATCGAGCGCCCGCGCCTCGATCAGCCGCCGCAGCGCTTCCGCCCGCGGCACGCCGCCGGTCAGTTGCCCGGAAACGAAGAGGCCGTGGCTGTCCTCACCCAGGCTTTCCCATATGCCCACCGGCTCCTTGGGATCGTGCTGGAACAAGAGCCGGATGCGCCCGCGCTTTCGGCTGAGGCTCTTGCTGAACGCGCCCGGCAACACCACGTCGCCGCCGCCGTCGAGCCGGTTAAAGACGCTGGCATAGCCCGAAAAGCGCCCGTCGCCATCGATCGGGATCGCCCCCATCAGCGCTTGCCCCCGGCCGACCCGCGCCGCGTCTGCCCTTTGGCCGCGCCCCGCTTCTGGTCGGCGATCGTCCCTGCCAGGTTCCACGCAAACTGCTTAAACGTCTGCTGCGCCGCTTCGCGATTTCCCTTTTCGGCCATGGTCTTAGTCCTCCTTCCGGAACAGCTGATTCAACGCGGCAATCTCGCGCACGAAGTCGTTGAAGTGCCGGTTCACCTGCGCCATTTCCTTGAGACTCCACACCAGGAGCGCACTCGCCCCGCTCGCCCACATAAACAGCGCCAAATGCGCCAAGTCGCCGCGCTCGATGATGGTCTTGGTCAAGTCGGTCATTTGAGCCCCACCAGCGCCCGCTTCTCAGCGTCCGTCAAAAACTCCGCCGCGCTCACCCGTGCCCACAAGCTCGCCTTGTCGTCGGCCAGTGCCTCGACCCCGTCGAAATCAGGTACCACCTCAGCCCCATCAAACGCGGGCCCCAACCAGCCGCTCAGTTCCTCCGCCACACGCACCACGAGCGGCACCAGGGTTTGGCGCCAGAGTGCCCGATTGGCTTCGGCGAGGTTGGCGTAGGTGTTGTCGCCGGGGATGCCGAGCAGCATGGGCGGCACGCCAAAGGCCAGTGCAATGTCGCGCGCCGCCGCGTGCCGGGCCTCGATGAAGTCCATCTCGCGCGGGCTCATGGCGATGGCCTTCCAGTCCAGCCCGCCATCGAGAACCATCGGCCGGCCCGCATTCGCCGCCCCCGAAAACTGCTCCTCCAGCTCGCCCTTGAGCCGGCTGAACTGGTCTTCGGTGAGGTTTCCCCCGCCGCCGAATAAACCAGCGCCCCGCTCGGCCGCGCCGCATTGTCGAGCAGCGCCTTGTTCCACTGCGCCGAGGCATTGTGGATATCGAGGCTGGTCTGCGCGGCGTCGAGCGGCGCCATGCCATAGTGGTCGTCCATCGGGTGGAACAGCGCCAGGTGTAAGACGCCCGGCACCGGCAGCGGCTCCTGCGAGATCCGCGTCGTCCTGCCCCCGGCCTTATAGTCATAGGCCACCGGCCAGCCGTCGCGCCCCGCCACCACGCTCATTCGATCCGGCCGCAGCACGAAAAGGGTGCGCACCGCACCATCGACGATCCCGGCCTGGAGATACGCGTTTCCCGCCGTCTGCAGATAGGCATAAACCGCTTCCAGCAGTTCCGCGCCGGACTGCCGGCCGTTGGGCCGCGCCAGCAACTCTGCCAAAGGGTGATCGGCCACCTTTTGCCCGTCCGCCACGACGGTGAGCGGCACCCGGTTGGCCGCCTCGGCAATTAGCCTGATGCACCGATAAACCACCGGATTGCGCATGAACCCCTGGTTGACGAGGCTGGCATAGCCGCGCCCGCTCCATTGCGCCGGCCCCAGCTGGCTCAGGGTCAGCATGGTGTGGCCCGCAAAAGCCTTGCTTTCACGCGGCGTGTTCGATCGCCCGCCCAAAAGGCGGTTCATCCAGTTCAGCATCGCATTACTCATGAGGAGGAATAAAAAAGGCCCGCAGTAAGCGGGCCTTAAGAATCGATAACCTTGGATTTACGCAGCGACTGGCAAGATGTCATCCTCGTATAGTCCATCTAGACCATCAGAGTCTAAGACGTTTGGGTTTTCGTTACTAGCATCCCAGCTGTCCCAATCTACCTGCCCGATACTTTCCACTAAATTTGCTTGTGGATCCAAGCCCAAGGCCTTAATGCGTGCCATGGCAGCCTCGAACCCAGCCTTCATTGCGTCACCGAGTTCAACGGTCGCTCCGGTCGTTTCGTAGTTGTCCATTTCACAGTTCCTTACTGAGGTAATCCGCCCCCTTGGGGGCATCGTCAAAAGGCGCGTAGCCATATGTTGCGAACGCATTAGGGTCAACTGCATTCTTAATCAACACACGTTCACATCCTAACAGCTTTGCATAATGCTCAACTGAAGCCAAGATCGGCAACAAAACGCCTCCCTTGAAATCAGGTTCCTAGTAACTTCTTTCAAGCCAGTTAACGGAGATGTGCGATTTCGCGTGAGATGGACGCGCCAAAGCCAATCCGCGCAAGACCTTTCGATCCTCAACTGTCTGCCAAACCGCTATATTAAAATGAGCTGGAATTCGCATATAGCTCATGTAGAGCTTTTCCCAACTGTGTGAGGCAGAGCTTGACGAGTTTCTCCATTGTAAAACTTTGGCCAATTTATGCGAGCATACTCCACTGCTTCATTGTCCATGGATGCTAGCGCCATCCCGGACCAGGTGGCATTGTGTTGGGAGGATCGCACCTTCCTATTAAAAGCCGATACTACCACTGACCGAGCCTCTAATCGCAAGGTCTGGTAATATCCATACGAGTACTCGTCCATCGACATTGGCGGCTCACATTTGAAACAGCGTAAACGCCTTGTAACAATAGATTCTACTCTTCTACAATGGCGCTAAAGTCCGCGGATGCGCGGCCGTCTCTCGTTCAGCACCAGCTCGGTCAGCGCCCAGACCAGCGCATCCACCCGGTCCGGCGAATGCCCGTCCGCCTTGCCATCCGGTCCAAAGGCGCAAAGTTCGTCTTCGAGCGCCGTCAGCCCCTCGACATGGCGCACCAGGCCCCTTGCATAAAGCGCCGCCACCGGCTCGGCGCGCACCCATTTGCCGCGCGTCGCCCGCGCCTCGCGCACCGGCACGCTTGGGTCTTCCCCATGCAGCATCTGCTTGACCAGATCGCCGCCCTGGTTGACCTCGACCACGATACAGTCTGCCTCATGAGCATGAAACGCCGCCACCGCGCGCTTGGCCCAAACCGTGGGTTGCACGCCGCGCAGCGTCGCATCCTCCAGCACCACGGCGCCCTCCCCGCTCCGCCCCGCCACGACGATGCCACAGGCATCGGAGCGCGATGTGCCGGTCACTGCCGGATCCACCGCCACCACAACCCGTCCGTCCGCCCCCTCGCTACCGTGCCGAAACATCGCGCGCTGCCACAACGCATCCTCGCGATCCTCGATCAGCTCGCCATCGAGTTCCTGCCGGCCAAGCGTCGTGCCGCGATAGCGCGACACGACCGCATCGAAAAAGGCATTGGCGAGGTGCGGGTTGACCTTGGTCGCCGCCCGCGTCGAAACGCATCTGTCATCTTGGAGCAGGCGCTTGATCAGGGCCGTCGGCTTCGGCGTCGTCGTCACCAGCTGCCGCGGCCATTCGCCCAGGCGCAGGCCAAACTGCAGCATGTCGAACGCTTCTTCAGCCTTACTCCATTTTGCCGCCTCATCGCACCAGGCTGCCGCAAACTGGGGTCCACGAAATCGCTCCGGATCCGACGCTGGAAGCAGATGCGCTTCGACCCCGTTGGGCCAGGTCAGCACGTTTTGCGTAAGCTTGGGTTGAAACCAGGGCGGACATACGCGCAGCACACCGCTGTCGCCCTTGACCATCACCGCTTCCGCTTCAGTCATCGTTTCGCCAACCAGGGCGATCGGCCCGATGCCCTGTTCTGCAAGCGACCGCACCCATTCCGCACCCGCCCGGGTTTTTCCTGCGCCGCGACCACCAAGCAACAGCCATGTGGTCCAGTCGCCCTTGGGCGGCAGTTGGTGCGGCATGGCCCAGAGTGGCCAGTTGAACATGATGTCCTTGAGTTCACCCTCCGGAAGCAGCCCGAAGTCGCGAAGGAGGTTGGACCGCAGCGTGACCATGCG